CATGAATATCGAAGGTCGTGATCTAAACCACTGCGGCGTCTACCTGGGCGATCAGTTAGTGCTGCATCACCTACGTGGGCGATTGTCGAGCAGGGACATGTATGGCGGATGGCTTCAGGTTTGCACAGGCCGTAGACTGCGGCATTGCAATGCCGATAAACTGATACAAGGCTGAGGCTTGCCCATGCTCCGCGAGATCCGAGTGTATGGACAGCTAGCGAAGTTTCTTGGGCGGCGCAAGTTTATGGCCGCCGTAGATTCTGCTGCTGAGGCGGTGCGGTTTTTGATCGCAAACTTCCCGCAGGTCGAGCGGCATATGTGCCAAGACGGCCGCCACTATCGCGTGTTAGTGGGCGATCACTCTGTTGGCATGGAGGAACTGCATGGGCCAGCTGGTGGTCATGCGATCAGGATCGTGCCTGTGATCGGCGGTGCAGGTGGCGGCGTTGGGCAGATTATTGCTGGCGTTGCGCTGGTGGCCTTCTCTCTGTTCTTGCCTGGCGTAGGAGCAGCGATTGGTGGTGCGTTGATGACTAAGATCGGCATCCTCGGCGGTGCGTTGATTTTAGGCGGCATCTCACAGGCACTAACACCAACACCAACGCTGTCTGTATCTGGCAACTACAGCGGGCCTCAAGGCACAGCAAACACAGAAATGGACCCCCAAAAGTCATACAGCTTTAGCGGCATTCAGAACACCAGCCGTGCCGGCACACCGTTACCGTTGGCTTTTGGCGAAATCATCTGTGGCTCGATCGTAGTCTCAGCTGGTATTGACACAGTACAGATTCAGGTATGACTGAACTGATCCGCGGTGCAGGTGGTGGTGGCGGCGGCGGAGGCGGCGGCACTACTGTTATTCAGCAGACTGTTGTCGCACCATCGCGAACGCCTATTCGTGATGCCGACACACTTGCATCTAAACAGTTTGCGACTTTTATTGATTTACTAAGCGAAGGAGAGATTGAAGGATTCCCGTCTGCGCGTGCGTTTGCGCGTGGCACTGACAACTACAATCGAGCGTTGCTCAAGGATGTTTTTCTCAATGGCACCCAAATTCTGCGGCAGGGTGCTGATGCAACCAATCCGCAGAACGCAGATTACAATTTCCAAAACGTAACACTGCAGGCAAAATATGGTACGCAAGCACAAACATATTGCACTGGTTTTTCAGATATTGAACGCGAAGTGAGTGTGCAGCTTGAGGTTGTACAGGCAACACCTATCACAAGGACTGTGACTGATACAACAGTGAACGCCATGCGCGTCACTATCACAGTGCCAAGACTTGAACAGTTTATGGATGATGGTGATGTCAGAGGAACAAGCATCCAGCTAGAAATACGTGTGCAATATAATGGTGGTGGTTTTACAACAGTTGTCTCTGACACCATAGCTGGCCGCACAGCTGATCAATACCAAAAGGATTACAAGGTCAGCTTTTCAGGTGCATTCCCGATTGATGTTCGAGTTGTGCGAATAACTGCTGACAGCGTTGATAATAACTTACAAAATGACTTCTATTGGGCGAGTTACACTGAGATAACCGAACAGAAGCTGAGATACCCAAACAGTGCATTGATAGCAATGCGACTGAGCGCTGAACAATTTAGCAGCATCCCGAATCGTAGCTATCGAATACGTGGCATAAAAGTGCCTATCCCCAGCAATGGCACTGTTGATCAAACAACAGGAGCCATAACTTATGCAGGTGTATGGAATGGAACATTTGGCGCAGCTGCTTGGACATCCGACCCAGCATGGATCCTTCATGCCCTGCTAACCAATACCCGCTGGGGGCTAGGTGATCACATAACTGCCAGTCAACTTGACAAGTATGCTTTTTTCTCTGCAAGTCAATATGCGTCAGCCAGCATCGATAATGGCTTTGGCGGCACCGAGCCTCGTTTCTCTTGCAATGCCCTGATCCAAAATCAGGAGGAAGCCTACAAGCTGATCAACGATCTCTGCTCGGTGATGCGAGTGATGCCGTATTGGAGCACCGGATCGCTGACCATCAGCCAAGACAAGCCAACCGATGCAAGCTACTTATTCACGCTGGCTAACATCAGCGCCGATGGCTTCAACTACACCGGCTCCGATCTAAAAACTCGGCACACCGTCGCCATTGTCAGTTACCTAGATCTCAACACACAAGACATTGCCTATGAAGTAGTAGAGGACAAGGACGCCATCGCGAAATATGGAGTCATCACCACTAACATCAAAGCCTTTGCCTGTACTAGCCGCGGTCAGGCTGCACGTCTAGGGGAGTGGTTGCTCTATACAGAGCAACATGAAACCGAGGTCGTTAACTTCAAAACCTCTGTGGATGCTGGCGTGTTAGTCCGCCCCGGTCAAGTGATCGAAATCGCCGATCCAGTCAAGGCTGGCGTGCGCCGCGGTGGACGTATTGCATCAGCTACCACCACCGTGATTACGGTCGACGATACAGCCGAAACTGATCTAGTCACAAGTGGCAGTGCAACTCTGTCTGTAATCTTGCCTACTGGCAGCGTCGAAACCAAGGCAATCAGCAGTATTGCTGGGGCGAACATCACCGTCGCGTCGGCATTCAGTGCTGCACCCAATGTCAACAGCATTTGGCTGCTAAGCAACAACAACGTGCAGACCAGCACTTGGCGAGTGCTGACTGTGAGTGAGGTTGATCGCGTTCAGTATGAAGTCACTGCGTTGGCCTATAACAGCAGTAAATATAATTATGTCGAGCGTGGATTCAAGCTGCAAACTCGCGATATCACGTTAGTCAATGAGCCTAGGCCAGCGCCTGCCAACCTTTCTGCGTCTGAGACAATCTATGAAAGCAATGGACAAGCACGAGTAAAGTTGATTGTAAGTTGGCGCGCTGTTGTTGGAGTTACTGAATATCAAGCACAATGGCGAACCCTTAATGGCAACTGGAACACAATTATCGTACCGCGAACAGATTATGAAATCTTAGATACTACAGCGCAAACCTACGAAATCAGGGTGTATAGCCTGAACGGAGCGCGGACGCCAAGCACCTCACCTGCATCTCTTAACTTTGCAGCTGTAGGCAAAACAGCGCTGCCAGGCAATGTTCAAAATCTTACCTTTGAGGCTATTAGCGCAAACTCTGGTCGTTTGCGCTGGACTGAAACCGTTGACCTTGACGTGAAAGTTGGCGGTAAGGTACACATCCGCCACAATAGTTTGACCACTGGCGCGGCGACCTGGAGCAACAGTGTTGATCTAATCCCCGCCAAGTCCGGCAGCTCCACTGAGGCGATCATCCCGCTTGTGGAAGGCGAGGTCTTGGTCAAGTATGAAGACGACGGTGGCCGTCAAAGCGCCACAGAAACCAGCGTCATTATTGACCTGCCAGATACGATTGCGCCACTCACAATCCAAACCCGCCGTGAAGATCAAGACGCCCCACCATTCCAAGGCACCAAATCGAACACTTTTTACAGTGACGAATATGACGCCTTAACACTAGATGGCACGAGTCTAATTGATTCGGTCACAGATGTTGATGCCATGCCTGTGTTTGATGTCATCGGCAATGTTGTTTCTTCGGGCACTTATTCCTTTGCTAATACGCTTGATCTTGGCGCAATTTTTGCACTTGATCTGCGCCGGTATTTCGTCACCCGTGGTTACTTCCCATCTGATCTGATTGACTCGCGCAGCAACACTGTTGATGACTGGAGTGATTTTGATGGCGGTATCACAGACAAGGTAAATGCCAAGCTGATGCTACGGATGACAAACGACAACCCTGCTGGCACACCAACCTGGAGCGCCTATCAGGAGTTCGTCAACGGCGCTTTCCGCGCTCGTGCCTTTGAATTCCGTGCTGATTTAACCAGTTCTGCCGTTGACCAGAACATCCTGGTAGACGAACTGGGTTATGACGCGACATTCCAGCGGCGCACAGAAAATAGCGACGGTGCCGTTAGCAGCGGTGCAGCGGCGAAGGTCATCACGTTCGCCAATCCGTTTTTCACTGGCACCGCAAGCCTTGGCGGGCTGAACGCATACCTGCCTAGCGTTGGCATCACAGCTCAAAACATGGGTTCCGGCGACTTCTTTGAGGTCACC